GCCAAGCTGCTCAAAACATTATTACCGATTATCTATGGAAAAACCAAGCATTTAATTCTGCTCACTCTCATATTGTTGGTTATGGCACTTTATATTTTGATACACCCCACGATTTTTTTGTGGGTCAGACAGTCAGCATAAGTGGTAACGGCGCGACTTTTAACGGTTCTAAAACAATTACCGACGTAGATACATATTCAATTACTTTTGTAACTTCACACTCAACTATTGAGCCAATTCACCCAACAAGTCCTTTCGGTACAGTTGCGGCTACTGATTACGTTACCTATTCAACCGTCCCTGAAGTTAGATTAGCAACTTTAATGGTTGCAACTGAAATATGGCAAGCAAAACAGGCAGCAAACGGTGGCGCGTTAGACCCTAATTTTCAACCTTCACCTTTTAAAATGGGTTCAACTCTTATAGCAAAAGTACGAGGCTTACTTGCGAACCACTTAGCCCCTAATGGACTAATAGGCTAATGACAGTTGCCGTTACAACTCTCAGAGCTTCCATTAAAAGCGCGCTAAGTAACGCGGGGGTGTGGGACACGTTCTCTTATGTGCCAGCCACACCTACCGCCAACAGCGTTGTACTCAGGTATGCAGACCCAATGCTTGAGCCAAGCAACAATCAATACAATGTTGGGGCAAAAGCAAACTTTACAATAACTTGCATAGTCCCAATGCTGGACAATCAAGCTTCATTGATTGCGTTAGAGGAAATGGTTTGCGCGGTGTTTTTAAAACTAAGCGCGTCAAGCATTAAATTTAATGTTGAAAGCGTATCTGCACCCTCAGTATTGCAGGAAGCTCAAGAGATGATGGTCAGCACAATCAACATAAGCACACTAACAACTTGGAGTTAAACACATGACACTTACAGACGAGGACATTGCCTTTCTTAAAAAGATCGGTCAAGTAGCACCGCAAGACAAGCCAAAACCAACAATCACCAAGAAAGACGAGGAATAACTAAATGGCAACTTTTTTAAATAACAAAGTTGGATTTAAAGTTAACTCAGTTAACCTATCCGACCATGTTACAGCTTTCACCCTAAACCGCGTTTTAGATCAAATAGAAATTTCAGCAATGGGTGATACAGCTCACAAATTCACTACTGGATTAGCAGCCGACACAATCACCGTTTCATTTCTAAATGACAACGCTGCTTCAGGCGCAGGTTCAGTACGCGCAACACTTCAAGCTGCTTTTGGAACAACAGTTGCTTTTGAAGCAATCCAAGATAGTTCCAGCGCGGTTTCAACAACAAACCCAATTTATACAGGTACAATACTGATTGACAACTTAACCGATATCAATGGTGCGGTTGCTGACATTGGTACTATGGACATTACCTTTACTTGCAACAGCAAGACAGCATACGCAACAACTGGTACTTGGTCATAACAAAGGACTGAAATGATTAAACTTAAAATAACCAAGGCTTCAGGTGACGTTTCCGAATACGAAATTACACCCGTTATTGAGTTTGCGTTTGAAACTCATTTTAAAAGTGGTTTTCATAAATACTTTAGAGATGAGGAAAAACAAAGCGCGGTTTATTGGTTGGCTTGGGAAGCCGAAAGGCGCAATGGCGTAACTGTTGTGCCTTTTGGCGATAAGTATTTAGAGCAGCTTGTTAAAGTAGAAATTCTTGACGCTGACTCCCCAAATGGATAACGCGGGATTCCTTTCACTACCTTGTTGCTAGGTTAGCAATTACAACAGGACTTCCGCACCAAACTTTTATTGATATGGACAGGGATTTGTTAAAGGCAACTTTAGCGGTTCTCAAAGACGACGCAAAGGCTAGGGAAAATGCCAGCAGAGGTAAAAGGTTTAATTGAGTTTAAAAAAGCTCTTAAAGACTATGCCCCTGAACTTGGCGTGCAATTAGACGATCAAATGGCACTTGCCTTGGGTGGAGTTGTTAAAAAGGCGCAAAGTTATGTGCCAAACGATTCACCTTTAAGCAACTGGAGTTACAGGAAACGCTCTGAAAAAAATGCAGAGGGATTAAGAAAGTTTCCTTTATTTAACTCTGCAACAATCATTAGAAAAATAAAATATAGCAGCACCCCACGCAAAGCTAATAGACGTGGCTTTAAAGCTGTTTACTTCATTATTAACCAATCAGCTCAAGGTGCTATTTACGAAACAGCTGGTAGAAAAAGTCCTAGCGGTCAGCCTTGGGTTGGTCGTAAAGGTGACCCACGCAACCACGATATAAGCCACTCAAATAACCCTCAAGCCGGTGCAGATTTTATTCAAGCAATGGGTGAACTAAAGCAAGGTAATATTGAAAGTTCTACAAAACGCGGTCGCTATATGAAAGGTCGGTTGATCTTTCGGGCTTGGGCTGAGGACGGCGGCAAAGCAAACGCAGCCGCTTTAACTGCTATTTACAACGCTAACGAGCAATTTAAAAAGAAACAATACTTTAAGAAAGTTACCCAATGAGCATAGTAATTGATATTGCCGCGCAGTTTACGGGCAAAAAAGCCTTTACTCAGGCTGAGAACGCAGCCGACAAATTGGCAAGAAACGTTAAACATGCTCTTATTGGTGTAGGTGTTACAGCCTTTGCTAAGTCAGCCATTAGTGCTTTTGCAGCTCAGGAAAAACAATTAGCATTATTTAAAAACTCTTTGCGCAGTATTGGATTTGAGTTTGCAACTTCAGACTCACTAGCATTTTTAAACAGTTTAAAACTACAATACGGCGTTGCCGACGAACAATTAATTCCTGCGTACGAAAAACTTTTAACAACTACACGAAGTCTTGCAGCTTCTCAGAATCTTACAAACATTGCTTTAGATGTTGCTGCTCGTCAAAACATTAGCGTAACTGAGGCAGCCGACGCATTAAGCAAAGCTTACTTAGGAAACACACGAAGCTTGGGCGCACTAGGTTTGGGCATTAGCAAAACAACTCTTGCTTCAGGCGACTTCGCCAAGATTCTTAAAGAGGTTACCCTTGTTACAAAGGGCGCAGCTTCAGCCGCCGCTAATACCTTTGCCGGCAAACTAGCTAAGTTAAAGGTAGCAGCCGATTCAGCCAAGGAAAGTATTGGCGCAGGACTCGTTGAAGCTATCATGCGTATTAGTGGTGCAACAGATATTGACCAACTACAAACTAAGATTATTAATTTTGGTGAATCTACTTCCGAATCTTTAATTAAAATAGGCGAGGCAATACGAGAAAACATTGTTTTAATTAAATCCTTTGCTGCCCTTTTGCTTGCTGCCTTTACAATCAATAAGATTGCTGCCTTTATTGTTTCTTTAGAGGCAATTGTTAAGACAGTAAAAACTCTTAGAAATGCTTTACTTGCAGCGGCAGTTGCTAGAAACTTCCTGTTTAATCCATTAGGCGCAGCAGCATTAACCGCAGGTATGTTTGCCGCAATTGGTTTATTAATTAAAGGCGTTGACGCAATTAGCGAAAAGGCTGAAACAGCAACAGGTAATTTACAAAGTATGTTTGCCACCGGTGGTTCAATGGCTGGGGGCGACCAAGGCGGTGCGGCTAAATTCGCCGAGGGTGCAGCTGCTAGAGCTGCCAAGGAAGCCAAGGCTGCCGCACTTGCTCAATTAAAAGCTACTAGAGCACAAACAAAGGCTTTGCAAGATCAAGCAAAACTTAAAAAATCACAAACCCTTTTTGATCTTGATAAAATACAAATATTAGCAGCACTTCAAGGTAAATTAACTGAGGACGAAAAATTAAGACTTCAGTTACAAATGGCTTTACTTGAGGGTAACGTTGATGAAGCGGACAGATTAAGCAATTTACTTGCATTATCCCAATTACAAACTACTGGATTGGCTTTTGCTATTTCCAATTTACCACCCGCATTAAATCCACTAAAAGATTATCCAAGTTATGTTCAAAAAGCAATTGGTGATATTTCATTAATTCAAGACGCTTTAAATAAATTAAAAGCGCCTGTTTTAACCGTGCAAGTTAATACGAATTTTGGTGGTGGCGGCGGTACTACTGGTGGCGGCGGTACTACTGGTGGCGGAGATACTGAAATTGGTGAGCCTTTTAAGCCTGGTGATGACTGGAAATCTTACAGAGAAGGTGAACGAGCAACTTCAGGTTCAGTTGCTCAAGAATTAAATTCTCAATTAAGTGAGTTGAGAAGTTACAGACAAGGCGAACGCGCAACTAATATAAATGTAACCGTTCAAGGCAACGTTATATCAAACAGAGATTTAACTGACTCTATCCGTATGGGTTTACTTGACGCAAGTGCTTCAGGTTCTTTCAGTATGTCTAATAGAGCTACTAGAGGCGACTAATGGGTTTACCAGCAGCTCTTAATGTAAGTTTAAATTTTTCGTCGGGTGCTACATTCGGCAATCCTTTTATCATTGGCGACCCTGTTAGCGGTTTACTTGGTAGTGGAATCCTTGCTGATAGTTCTACACCTGCTTTAATTCTTGACTTAACAGATCAGGCAAGACAAATAAGCATTAGGCGCGGCAGAAATATAACAAGAGATACTTACGAAGCCGGTTCATGCACCGTGAGAATATTTGACCCGAATGGTGAATTTAATCCACAAAATACAAGTTCACCTCTATACGGCGAGGTAACCCCATTGAGGAAATTAAGAATATCTGCCACCTATGGCGGAGTTATTTATTACCTTTTTAGTGGATATACAACTGATTATTTTTACAGTTACGACCCAGCCGAAAACGTTGCTTATGTTGATATCACGGCAAGTGACGCTTTTAGACTACTTAATTTAGCAGCTGTAACTACAATCACGGGACAAGCCGCCGGTCAAGATACTGGCACGCGTATAAATAAAATTTTGGATACGGTTCAATATCCAACTTCATTGAGATCAATAGAAACAGGCAATTCTTTAACTCAAGCAGACCCAGCAACTTCTCGCACTTCCTTGTCAGCAATTCAAAATTGTGAAATTGTAGAACAAGGTGCTTTTTATTTAAATGCTGAAGGTATTGCTGTATTCAAGAACAGAAATAACACAGTTGAATCAGCTGGGGAAGCTGCTATTGACTTCAATCAAACTACTGGAATTCCTTACAAAAACTTGAAGTTTGCTTTTGATGACAAGCTAATTGTCAATCAAGCCAACGTTACTAGGATTGGCGGGACTAAAGCTACGGCTGTTGACTTAGATAGTATTGCCGCTTATTTCCCCCACTCCATAACCTATTCAGATTTAGTAGCTGAAACCGACGCCGATAGTTTGAATATTGCTCAAATCTATGTGGCAACAAGAGCCTCAACCACTATTCGGATTGATGAAATGACGATTGACTTGCTGGACGCTAATGTGCCCACGGGAACAATTCTCAATATGGACTATTTTACAAACGTGGACATAACTAATATCCAACCCGACGGTTCAACTATTTCTAAGAATTTACAAATTCAAGGGGTGGCTTGGGACATAACCCCGAACCGGTGGTTTGGAACTTTTACTACGTTAGAAAAAATTACCGACGGGTTTCTCATAGGAAATAGTAACTATGGTGTCCTAGGTGACGATATACTAGGCTACTGATAGGGAGAAAAATATGGCAGCAGGATTAGGTTTTAAAACTTTTGTTACAGGTGATGTGTTAACAGCCGCCGATACGAATGGTTATTTAATGCAGGGAGTTTTAGTTTTTGCGGACGCAGCCGCTAGAACAGCGGCAATTACTTCACCGCAAGAGGGGCAATACTCCTATTTAAAAGATACAAATGTTACTGAATATTATTCAGGTTCAGCATGGGTTTCTGCTTCAAGTGGCGGTGGTGCTAATTGGTCTTTATTAAATGCGGGTGGAACTGCTTTAACTGCTGCCGCGACAATAACTGTTTCTGGTATTTCAGGT